GCGCTGCCGCTATAAGGCGAACGCTCCCACCAGTAGTCCGCAGAACCATTGACCTTTTTGATCGTGGTGTTTCCAGCGGCATAATACTCATACTGAGTACCTTCACCAGCAAAAGAGTAGGTGGTAGCACCAAAAATCTCAATCTCAGACAGCAGGAACAACTTGTCCTGAGTAGTCTGGATAGAAGAGGACTGATTGCCAGCGGAAGTCCGCTTGTTGACCGTCTTAATAACATTTCGCAGAGCTGCGGGTAACTGACTCAGGTAGGTACTCATTCGAGTACGCATGGCAGAATTGTTCCAGCCACCGGCGTTCGTGTTAGAACTGTTCATGTTTGCAGTCTGATTGAGGCAGTCTACCAGCTGGAATGTGATACCGGCCATACCACCCGAAGTCAACTGGTCATGGTCAAAGCCGATGATCTGTACCTTGTAGTTCGTGCCGTTAATGCTGACGGTCTTCTGATCGCCCACGGAGAAATAATTCTTGGCCTGTCCGAACTGAGAACACAGAGCGATTTCAGACCAATCGGTTTGCTCCAAGGTTCCCGTGATATTGAAGGGGTAGACATAGACAATACCAATGACTTCCAGCGTGTAGGTCTTAGTCTTTTGAGAGCCGCCGTAGGTGTATTTGATAGACCAATCTCCCAGCTCGGCGGGATAGAGAACGGCTTCTCCACCAGAGGCCACAGCGGAAAGAACAGTGTCCCCCTTGGTCATGGTAACGGTGGTGCCGTTATCGGCGTAGACATGGCACTCAGCAGGAGAACCCTTCTGGCTCAGGGCGTAGAGAGCGTCATTCACCGTGGGGTCAGCCCCATCCAGTTCCAGTGCCGCTTTCGTAGTATCGTCCAGCAGATTTGCTTTGCTCAGAGGTGTTCCCACCACATCACAACCGGCGTTTGCACCGGTGGTGTCGGTATTTAGAACAACATCTAAGTAGCCGTTTCCGGCGATCAGCTGTTGCCTCCATTCCTCGAAGGTAGCAGGCATATCGGAAGGTGCCCGAATAATACTGGATTTTCCGTTGCCTTTGATGGTGGTGTCTTTCATAGCGTTTCATGTTCCTCCTTTTATTGTCCGCAATACCGAACCCCTGTATAGGGGAAGGGAGCGGTTGTTTGTGTTACTCTGCTGTCGATCATGAAAAGCAACAGTTCAATGTCGTTTGCCAGTTGATAGGTCATGTAGTCCATAGACCCAGGGACAGAAGGGGCATTTGCCGGTAGATTGAGTTTGGCTCTCAGTTTGGTCAGACAGGTCAGAAGATTGGAAATCTGACTCTGCGTGGGCCAATCTCCCACCGCCCAATCCACCTTCGGGATAATGCTGTCATCATAGATAGCCAGGGCTTTCATGCGTTCTACCAGATAGGAGATTGCCTCCCCAATCCGGTTGAAATCGGTGTAGTTGTAAGCCCCTTTCATTCCGGCCATGTATTCTGCCTGTTCCTCCGAGGTGAGGGCGGAAAGCCCTCCCCCGGTCAGGATTTTATTTTTCAGTTCAAATACACGGTCAACATCGGCTTGGGTTCGGTCAAAAATCAGATTGTCAATAACACTCATATCAAGCCTTTCACCGTCATCTTTCCGCTCAGAGAGCCGTCAAAAGTGATTTCGTCCACCAAGATCAGAGCGTCCATTTCATCAGTGTAGAGGGTCTGCAAGCCGATAATGTCACCAACTTCCATTTCCGGGTTTCCCCGGTAACTGGCCTCATAGGTGTTCCGCATTTGCAGATAACTCTTTACATGATTGGCAAGAGCCTGACACATCGTATCATTGGTGATAAGGGGATTTTCCTCCTTGTCGATCTCGCCAGACTGAGCAACCGGGTAGGAAACGACCACCGAATTCTCAGTCAGTGTTTTGCCTGTGATCGTGACGGTCTTGGTGCCGGAGGATAACACCAAGTCCGCAGCTCTGGCGTAGATATTGGAAGATACCAGTGTCCCACCAGATACAGAGATTTGAACATCTTGTGCAAGACCAGAGAACTCAACATGAAGCTCAGTTTCGGTGGTCGTTCCCTCATAAAGTGTGGAAGTGTCATTGGAGGCCGTGTAGGAATACCGAGCAACAGAAACAGATTTCAACTCGTCAATCTTGGAAATCTTCTGGCTGTTCTCTCCAATGGAGGTAAAGTCCAGAGTGAAATCAGTTTCCCGGTAATAGACCTTTGTGACTCGGCCTCTCCGGTAGGGGAGGTTCCCGATCATGGTCACTTCAATTTTGGTACACTCGATTGCCAGATTGGAGGACACATACACTTCCACGGAGTCAATAGCTGCGGTCTGAGTATCAAGCAGAGTATCATCGTGGTAATATTTCACCTGAACCGCACCGGGAAATTCATTGAGTACCGTATCAAAGCGAATTGCCAAGACCGGGAGATCGTGAGGCACATCGAAGGTCTTTGTAAAGACCGGGGGATTTGTGAAAGACCCGTCCGCTCCGGTCATGGCCTCACTGATATAACCTCTCTGACCGGCATTGCTGTCGGGAAGAATGATCTGACTGTCACCACCCAGCGTCCACCGGTTCAACTCGAAAGTGGCGTAGGTATTCTCTGCTGTGTTGCCCTTATCAATCGTGTCCCACTCACTGAACCAAACATGGCCGTTGTCGGCCCATACGCCGTTGTATATGCCGATGACCGTGACTCCGAATGGTCTGATATGGATAATGTTGTCATCGTCCGTATAGAGGCGGCAACAGGCCGCATGAGCGATAAGCTGCAAGCAGTTCATGTGGGTGTCGATGGGAAGAGCCGCCGTGGTGAACATATTCTTTAGAGCATTATCAATCTCCCAGGGATTTTCACCTTGCTCTGTCAGGGTTAATCCTGCGTCCAGAAGAACTTCCTGAGCCATGTCGTAAAGGCTCTTGGAACCCAGCTTGCTCTTGTAGAAAGTTCCGGTCAGACTCCCGATCAGCCCGGTTCCGTTGAAGGTGGCCTGATTGTTTTGTGCGCTGGGCTTGGCATTCAACACATAATTATCCGGCTTCAACCACTCCACAGAGCCGTCCGGTAACTCATAGCCGAATTGGATTTCAATGGGAGAATTCTTATCCACATAGGCGTAGATACCAGCCGGGTTGTCGGGGTCGTACTTGTGTTCATAATCCAAGATCGTGAACTGCATTGTTTCTGTCGGCAATCTCCGACTCAGGGGGTCAACATCATGCTTCTGCTGAGTGGAAACAATATCCTTGTTCACGAATTGGACATTCAGGCCGTAAAGCACATTCTCCAAGCGGGGTCTGCGGTAGGGCAAGCACCGGTCAAAGGTAATTGTCACCTTGTCTATCTCCGTGGCCGTGGTGCTGATCGTGGTCTGGACACTGGTAATAGAAACCGTCTGAGTATCAACGACAGCACCGTTCAGGTAGAAATCTGCGGTGACTTCAAGCGGCCATTCCTGCTGTCTGGTGTCGAAGGTCAGGGTTAAACCGGGGAAGATATGCTTCAAGGAAAACTCCCGTGTAATGACCGGAGGGGTAGTGAAATTTCCCTCTGCGTCACTCATGAGGCTCGAAATAAAGCCGTCTTGCACATCTTCCCCGGTAGGGACAAGCAGACTCTTTCCGTCCAAAGCCCAGCGGTTCAACTCTAAAGACACATAGGTATCTCCATACTGGTAGGCATAATCCACCGTTTCAAATTCAGAGATACTTGCCGCCCCATTGCTTTCCCACTCGCCGTCCGTAGCTGCGGTGGTGTCCACATTGCCGAAGGTGATACGGACATAGGAACGATTTCGGAGCATGGCTTTCATGCTGGCCTTATAAGCGTTGCTGACAGATTTCATGCTCCTATCCCTCCTTAGAGCGGTTCACCACAGTCAATGAGATTGACCTTACAGTTAATGTAGTCAATAGGTAATTGCGTCACAGGGTCAAGGTGGAACGGCTCTGCGGTACGATCTCCGGGGTACATCTTCCGGGTAGTCCAGGTATTGTTCACCATATCCGGGTAACTGACCGTCACATAGAAATTGGAGAACTCCTTCAAGATAGCCGACCACTGTTCCGCAGTCAGGTAAGCCCATTCCAAATTGTTTAACTTCTGCTGTTCACGGCCCACTACCTGTCCTACCACCACGGCATTTGCGTTCCGGGCGGAGTCCACTATGGTAGCGACCATCATTTCCAAGCCCCTTCGGGGGCAGGGATAATCACGACCGTTAATCTTGATGAAAGAAGCCATATATCCCTACCCCCTTAGTAAGCGTTCGAGAATGCTCCGCTGTTCACACGGACACCTCTGTTTCTGCTGTATCGGTCATAAGACCGTCCAATCACATCATCACCGATGGACACCGACAAATCCTTGTCCTCAATGATGTTCATGAGTGCATAGATAGCGGCGATCACGCCGTCATTGGCATTTGCCACACCAGCGGAAATACCTTCCACAATCTGGTCATTATTGGCTACCGCCGTCCGATTACCGATTGCACCGACCATCTCAGCCCCGGCCTCCCGAGCGATAAAGAGCTGGCCTTCATCCACAAAGCCACCCTGAGCAAAATAGGGAATTGGGTCAATTTGAACCTCACTGAAATAGCTCAGTCTGATACCGGTAATCCACGCAACTGCATTGATCGAGCGAATAACATCGTTCAAAGCGGAGATAGCGTTGTTCATGGCCTTTTCCATGACGGTCAAGACGCTGTTCCACTGGATGATCGTTGTGTTCGTCATACCCCTCCACATGGAGTACCATGCGGTGGAGAACTCGGTTTCAAAGGTGGTGTAGCCGGTCATGAACTCGGTCTGCCAAGTAGTCCAAGTGGTAGTCATCTGCGTCCACATCGTAGACCACTTAGTAGTAGTCTGCGTGGAGAAGGTAGTCAGGCTGGCTTGGAAGGTGGTACTGAAAGTGTTCCACCCGGTAGTCATCTGCGTCCACCCGGTAGACCAACCAGTTTGAAGGGTGGTCATCGTGGTAGTCCAAGTGGTGGTCAGCGTAGTCCATGTGGTGGTCAGATAGGTGCTGATTGTTGTCCACTGAGTAATCGTCACAGTGTAGATGTTCAGCCAAGTAGTGGTGGTCTGAGTCTGAATGGTGGTCAGCATGGTAGTGTAGGTCAGCTGAATTCCGTTCGTAATCGTAGCGAAACTCTCATTCAGTAAACCGGCCTGACTATTCATGCCGGACGCAAAACCCGTCACCAGATTTACGCCTACCTCCTGCATATTGACAAACATAGCCCCGGACAGAACCACGGCCTCTCTGTTATTCAGCAGGCTTTCCAACTGGTCAATAAGAGCGGAATACTGAGTTACCAAAGACACCGCCTGACGCAGTTCCGGTACAGCAATCACCAGCTGCGCATTTAGGTTTGCGGTGTCCGTAGCAATATCAGCTACATCGTCCGCAAAATCTCCAATGGGATTTCCTGCGAACAACTGCTGGAACCCGCTCACAATGCTATCCCAAGTGATACCGCCCATAGAGTCAGTGTAAGAACCGATCTCTCCGGCAAAGGTGGACATGAAATCCACGAAGTTAGACATATTCACCGTGAGAGCCGGGAGAACCCCGTTCACTCTGGTCAATGCCGGAGCGAGATTAAAGGTCAATTCGTCTGCCACGCTCACAAGGCTTTCGGTAAAGGCTACAAACGCCACCGCCAATTCAACCAGAATGGCAGTACCGAGGCCAACGGCTACCGGGAGAAGACCCACACTGGCAACCGTAGCTGCACCGAGAGCCGCAGTAACCACACCAATCCCGATCAGGAGGCCGGTTCCGACTCCGATACCGGTAGCAATCGTTTCTCCGTTGTCAATGACGGGTTGCCATGCCTGACCGATCTCGTCAAGACCCTTTCCAATGGCCCAGACCTCAACGATGAACAGACCGGTTGCGACACCTAACTCCAACAGGATAGCCGTGCCAAGTCCAACATTGGTAGCAATGGCTACGCCACCGGTGCCGAGGGCATAGGCGGCAAGGCCAACGCCGATCAGGAGGTTAGTTCCGAGGAAGATAGCCGTAGCAACTGTTTCGCCATTTTCAATGACCGGCTCCCAAGCCTTACCAACCTGATCTAACTCAACACCGAGAATAGCGATTGCTCCAACAATTAGGACTGCCGCCGCAGCTACTTCGGCCACTACGACAAGACCCCAACCGAGGCTCTGTGCAAGGCTTTTCAGTGTACCATTAAGGCCACCACCCGCACTGTTACCCATGGCATTTGTCACTTCCTGCAAAGCGGTAGAAGCACTGGTAACAGCTTTTCCCGCACCGATCTTGGAAGTGATTTGATTGATTGTGCCAATGGCGGTCAAGAACCCGCCTACCGTCAGAAGGAGGCCAGCGGCCAACTCTACCTTATCGACTCCACTCCAATCCCCGGTACGAAAAGCCTCCATAACATCAGCCAAATTCCGCACAATCAGGGTAATGCCAGTGAGAGCTAATCCGCCTCCGGTCAGGACAGGGTTATTGGTCAGAAGACCAATGCCGCTCAGGAAGATACCGAGATTTCTGACAAGGTTTGTAGCATTGTCGAAATTGACCCCGTTATTGACCATATCAGAAATGCTCGACACGATACCACTTAGGCCAGAGATGACCAGAGAGGCACCGGCCAGTTTTACATTTCCGAGAGCCAAGAACGCTACGCCAAGCCCCTCAGCGAAACCACTGATTAACTGCGTAACATTCGTGAGATTGGGGCCGTTGTCCAGAATATCTTCAATGGCCTCCTTGATCTTGTCCCAACCGTCCAAGAACAGGCCGAGGCCGGTAACAGCGAAGGTGATGTTGTAGAGAAGGTTCTTACCGGACAAGCCTTTTACGGTGTTAAAGAGGCTGAGAATGCCGTTTGCAACCTTCCATTGCAACATAGCCGTACCGATAGCCGCCGCAGTTTCCAAGATTTCATTCATATTGTCCTTGACCCAAGTGACAAAAGGCTCCATCTTGGCCCTGATCTCGTCAATTCGAGTGGAAACAGCGTCACCCAGGAAGTCATACTCAGGAAGCTCGAAATCAAATCCGCCGCCTCCCCCGGCTCCAATACCGGAACCGGCACTACCGCTATCAGGAGAGAACACATTCAGTTCATCAAATCCAGCGGTGTACTGCTTCAACTTCTTTGCCGCTCCCGCAGCTTCATCAAGGCTGTCGGCCATGCTACCGGCTCCGCTGGCTCCCGCCGTGATACCGGAGTAGTCAACCTCTGTCAACTCAAAGCCAAACAGAGAGGCGATTGCGTCAGCGATCTCCCGAATAACCTGAACCACAGCGATAGCGTATGGAAGGATAGCATTCAGGGCCGGGATGAAGATATTTCCGATAGACCGTGCCGCCATGTTAAACTGAGCCGACAGAACACGGAGCTGATTGGCCGGAGCCTCCAAGGTTCTTGCCAAATCTCCCTGAGCGGTAGTCACCTGAGTCATGATTGCGTAGTACCGCAACTCTGCCTTTTCAGCCTGAGTCATGGACATAACGCTCTTATCAATTCCAAGGGACAGGGCGGTTGCTTCCAATCTGGCCTGAGAAAGATCATAACCCAGACGGCGCAACGGCTCCAACTCACCGGAGATACCAGACTGTAACTTCTGCATTGCGTCCTCAACAGAAATGTTGAAGAAGGAAGACAGGTCATAGCCCAGTTGAGTCAGGTTCTTACTCATAAGGGCCGCTCTCTCCGCCGTGTCACCAAAACCGGTCAAAAGGGTATTGAACACACCCTGATTTCTAATCCAGTTAGACAGGTCAATACCAAGAACCTCACTTACGGTCTGTCCGTAGTCAAAGGCTTCCTGAGCATATTCACCCATAGCCACAGTGAACAGGTTCAAATTCTCCTGATACTCATTGGACTTTGTGATAGCCGTGCCGATCATAGAGGCCAACCGGCTTAGGCCATAAATCATCGTGCCGAATTTCAGGCCGTTTGCAACCTTACCCCATGCACTGGTACTATTGGTAGCCCGTCTGACGGTATTGTTGTACTGCTCCGTGCTTCTAATCAGCCTTTGAATTCTCGAAGGAAATGCGGAGAAGCCATTGGACACCTTCTGCATTTCATCTGCAAAGGGCTTCATAGCTGCGGCCAGTTCCTTCATCTGCTGGGTAAACTTATCAATGTCAGCCTTTTCCAGTTCCTCAATCACGGTGGGGAGCTTTTTAAGCTGATTGATGAAGGTGGTCATATTGGCCTTACCCAACTCAGACAGGGGACGCAGACCATCAGCAAGGGTTCTGAGCTTATCGCCGTCCGTCCACCGGACATTTGCCAGAGCCGCATTCAGGGCGTTTAACTGATTGGCAATGGAACTGGAAATCTTAATATTCTTGGCCGACTCCAAGGCTTTCAGACCCGTAGCGATCTGAGTCAACTTCTTAGACACATCTCCGCTATTCAGACCGGAAAGGGCATTCTTCAATTCCCGAATACTCTTACTGGTAGCATTCAGGCCGGTAACACTGGCACCAGTAGCACCCTTCAAACCGCTTAGAGCCTTTTTAAGATTGTTAATCCCAGAAACAGCACCTTCACTGTTTTCCTGAATTTGAAACTCTAAGCCCTGAATTTCAACATTATCGGCCATTTACTCCACCACCTTTCCCCTGAAATTTCTTGTTGAACGACATTGCGAACATCTGCATATAGGCTTTTGCCTTATCGTCCTGTTTCTTTTCCTTGGTCTTCTCTACCTTCTTGTCCTGCCTCACATTCAATTCAAAGGGTTGCTCAGGATAGGGTTGAGGCTTTGCACCCTTCTTCGCAAAGGCACGAAGGATGGGGGCCAAATTGCCTACTGCCTGATAGACATACATTCCTTGCAACCATGCGTCCTGATTTTTCAAATCCTGACGAATACGAGCCGCTTTCCGGTAATACTTCACCAGATCACAGTCCATCTCCCAGAACTGCTCGTAGGTCATTCCGATAGCAAGATAGTAGGGGAAGACCTGATAGAACTTTTCTGTGTAAGCGAAACGGGGAGCGGGGCGATTGCCGCCACCGCCCCCCGGTCTGCTGGACAGCGACCCGCTTACCAGTTCGCCGTCCAGTCCATGTTTCCCTCGTCATCACCATTCTGCTCAGGCTCTTCCATGAGGGACAGAATGGGTTCGTTATACATCTCCACCAGCTTAGGAAGAAGCTCGTCTTTACGGGGCAGACGGGCATAAATCCGGTCAATCACATCTTTCTTGACCCAACGGTGGTGTGCAAGAAACGCACCAGCAAACAGGGCGGGAAGCATGGTCATGGGCTTGCGGTCAACATCGTCCGCAATGAAGCCCTGCTTTTCCATGATCTCAACGGTTTTGCGGGTGTATTCCAGCGTATAACTCTCGCCGGAAACGGGGTCTTTAATTGTCAGTGTCTTAGCCATGATAAATCCTCCTTATCATTCAGGCTGATTGCGATTACTCAGCAGAGAAAGTGATCGGGGTGGAAGGGGCAATGGAGATGTTCATATCCACAACCTCATTCACGCCGCCGCCAACGGGATAAACGGACAACTGGCCGTCAAACTCGAACTTGCCGTTAGAGCCATCCGGGGTCACGACACCGCCGCTCTCCTGACCGCCAAACCAGACAGCATAACTATTGGTCTGACCTTCCAGAGCCTTGAGCTTCTGAAAATCGGTCATATCATAGTTAGCGGTAAAGGACAGACCATCGAGGGACTGAATACCGGCAATATAGGTCTGCATATTGTCAGACAGCGTGGTAGTTTCCAGCATTTCAGGCTCGCCGCCCAGATCAGGAAACTCCTTAATGTCAACCAGCTTTTCATAGGTATCAGGCTCGGTGCCCTTCTTCATAAGGAAGACCTTGTAGGTGCTAATTGCCATTTCTATTACCTCCTGTAAAGATTTACACCATCCGTTTCAGCCCGATACCGGGCCACCAGACGGTAAATTGTTGCGTTCTCTAAATTGGGAACCGGGGAAAGGGAAATGCGAGTGAAGTTACGCCGGTACATCAGATCATCAATGACCTTCATAATGCTCCGGCACTGTGCCTTTTTCCCGGAAGACTTATTGGAGTAGACATTCACCTCATACATGATCGTGGCAAACTCTTCGCTGTCACTGGTACTCAGGTGAGTCAGTGTGGGGTAATTGTCTTGCTCCACAATGCTTACATGGGGAAAGGCGGAAGGGGCTTTGACATATTCCCCGCTTGTGTCAATACTGGGAAAGGCTTCTCGAAGGGCTTCGGCAATCGGTGTATAAATCTGATTTTCTACATCAATCATCGAAACACCTCCTGAGCCAAGCGGGGTAAAATCCCTTCTAAATGCTTTACGGTTTCATACATGGACATATTGGCCGGGTTGCCGTGTGTGAGGACTACGGTATTCCCGTTCGGTTTGGTGAACTCAACACCATTCGTACCGGCTTCACCGTAGTAACCCCATGTCTGTTGCTTACCATGACCGGCTCCATACTCTCCACGGCGCATACCGTGTTCCGCAGCTTCCGGGTGATTGTCTGGGTAAACAACACCTGTTCCGAATTCAATGAAAAGGACAGAGGCACCAACAGCGACAATCGCTCTGGCTCCGGTTGCCCTTTGCTCAACAGACACAGAAACATCATTCGTTCCGTCATATTCCGCTTTCGCAAAATTGGCCGAAGCGACAGACAATCCCTCTTGGGCCAGCCGATCAAGCAGAAGGTTCGCTCGGGTTTTCAACCAATTCTGGTAGCGTTCAAGCTCCCGAATGGCATTATCAATCCCGGCCACAGACAGAGGTACTTTAATCGTCTTCACGATACCGTCACCTTGCTTATAGCGTAGGAGATGGAATTTAGACTCTTAGCCACACGCCGCACGATGTAGTCATAGAGGGGATTATCGTCAGCGTCATATTCCGGCTCTTTATCAACAAACAGCACGGTATTTTCATCAATGGGGCAAGAGAGATCATCAGTGACAATCACCTTGTCATAGGAGATGAAATTACCAAACTGCTCCACCTGAGCCGAACCGGTAGCCGCCGACACATTATCCCGCCGCTGGACAGCGGCCTTATAGACCACACGGCTATCTCCTGTTTCATTACCGTCCTCGTCCCGAACCGGCTCTTTCTTGTCATAAAGCAAGTACCAATAGGACGATTTATTACGCTCCATGATCTTCATGAGGTCGAGTCCCCCTTGATGACGCTGGCAAAGGGAACTATCTCACGCAACAGGGTAGGCGGTACATCTCCATCCTCATAGGAACGGGAAATACCATTCTCACTGTGCGCCGTTTCTCCCTCCGCACCACGCTTATTCACAAGGTAAGCTGCAATCTCTACCTGATTGAAGTCATACCGGGGCGGAACGGTGGTAACGGTTTCGTCAAAGGGATAAGCCCTCCGGCAAACCTTATTTGCGGCGATAGAAAGGTAGACAGAAAGCATGGCTTCATCTGTTTCGCCGGTCATGGTCTTCAACATGGACAGTTTTTCAGCGTCAGTCATGATTTCTGTCATCCCTTTCCATCAAAATTTCTCTTTAACCCGCAGAACCACCGGGGAAGTCAGCCGCATTCGCCACATACACGCTACGGCTGTAAGTGGGAGCGGTGAACTCGGTAGAGATACCGGTAAACTTGCCGTGATACCACTCGGGGCCGTGGTCAAGGCCGATCTGACCGAAGAGCTGATACTTCTCACCGGCACCAACCTTGGCAAGAGGCTCCAAGAAGAAGTTACCCTTACCGGGAACAGGCTGATAAACGGGAGCAATCACATTCAGGTTCAGAAGCAGAGCCGTACCAGCAGGAAGACACTCGCCCAGGTACAGGTAGACAACACCGATGGGAGTAACCACACTGGACAGAGCGATACCATTGATCTCCCGAGCGGCGGGAACCACAGTAAGACCGTTCTGCACAGCGTCAGCGTTGACCTGGAACAGAGTCACAGCGTCACACCACAGGCACAGGCCATCGGTGGGGGCATTGGCACCGTAAATCTTCTTCACCATGTCGGCAATATCCCACAGGCCGAGAGGCTTGCTGGACATAGCGGTGACATTGGTGGTAATGGCCTCCACCAGTCCACGGGTCTTGTTCACGGTAGCGTCAGAGGTGGCCTTGTTGTAGGTGCCCTGAATGAAGGTAAACTCAATGTCCCGGTTGACCTTCTGCATTTTCGCCGCAACCTGGAAGTCCAGCTCATTGATCGGGTTAGCCTGCTGACCGGCAACATTCAGGCCGCTCAGAGTACCCATATTGGACTGCTTGGCATAAGAAATGCCTACGGACTCCTGGAAAATCTGAGTCACATTGGTCTTCTGAGTCCGGGTGACAACGGTAGCGTCAGGGGCGGTCAGGGAGGCAGTTTCACTGATAGAGGGCTGTGTGCCGCCTCCGGTGGTGTACTCCTGACCGGTCACGAACTCAACATGATTGGTGGTCTTCGCCCTGCCGCCGATGATGGAGGACAGGGGGCACCGGGTATTGCCCTTGTTGAAGAGCATACCGGAGTAGTTCAATACTCCAAAACTGGTAGCAAAAGTATCTGCCATGAGTCATTCTCCTTTACTGTCAAGACTTGTTCTGTTCAGCCTCTTCCTGCGCTCTCAGGCGGTTGTAGTAGGCAACAGCGGCCAGATCACCGTTCTTCTGCGCCTCTTCGATCTTCTTGTCGTAGTCAATCGCACCGCCACCAGAACCAGCACCGGGAGTAGGCTTAGGGGTCTTCTTCAAAGCGTCAGCTTTGACCTTCTTCGCATACTCTTCGAGGAACTTGCTCTGATTGGCAAAGACCTTGGCACTGTCACCATCGGCAAGAGCCTGAGCGGTTTCCTCAGCCAGAGCTTCATCGTAGCCCTGAGCAACGAACTTGGCCTTATACTCCGAAACGGTCTTACCCTTACGGAGATCGGCAAGCTCCTGTTCCATCTGAGCCAGCTTGTCAGCGTCCTCCTGCTTCTTCTTTTCCTCTTCGGACAGGAGAGCATTGTGCTTCCGCTTCCACTCAGCGGCCTCAGAATTTGCCTTGGAAAGAGCGTTCTTCTGCTTTTCCAGCTCTGCGGCGTTATCCTCGTACTCAAAAGCCTCCAAGGCGGCGAGTTTCTGTTCCGGGGTCATGTCCGCATACCCTTCAATCTTACTGGTGTCAATCTTTGCCATAACAAATACCTCCTGCGTTTAACAAGGCTGTTCCCTCAGCACTATTTTCCGTTTTTGGTAGGGTTTTCTCCCTTTTGCGTTTTTAGGTCTTCACTGACCATTTCAAGCCTTGCGGCGTTAAAATCAAAAACAAAACGGGCTATCGGCAAGAGCGTTTCCACTCTCACCAATAGCCCGTAATGGCTGTTACCGTTATCTCGCTATAACGGCCTCGTATTTCTTTTTGCTGGCGGTTTCCCAAATAACCACTTTCCCGTTTCTAACTGCAAGTTCAACACCCTTACCACGGGAAAGGATTTCATTCATCATCCGAACCGCTTCCGGTGTTACCAGAGCCGGACTTTTGACCTCCTGGTTCATTTCCGCTATCCCCTCCATTCGGGTTCTGCTTGGAGGCAAGTTCCAGGGCTTTCTTTTCCTGTTCCTTTGCGTACTCCATGCTCATGTTGTAAGCAATCTGCGGGTCAGTGAACATACCACAATGAGTAAAAGCCAGCTGCGGAGCAATCTTGGAGTTATTCAACATAGCGATCAGGACATTTGCCTTTTCGGTGATATTCTCATAATTGCGGCGGGTAAACCGAATTTCCACCGCCGACAACTTCAACTCTAAAGCCCCAAGATCACTACAAATACCGAGTAACAGTTTTAAGAACTCCTTCTCGGACTTCTTGAACATTAACTCGCTATCCTTGGCCCTGGCCTCTGCCGCAGACCAGCCATCACGCATGATGACCGCAGAACCGGTATCACTGGTAGAAGAACCACCATTGCGGTTCGGCATTCCACAAATCGTCAGGACGGTATCATACATATCGTCCATCAGGGTTTGTGTCTGGCTCTGATTTAACTCGGCGGTCAAATACTCGATTTCCGCCTTAAAGGAGGGGTCAATATCCTTGAACTTGATTGCGCCCTCTTCTCGCAGCTCCTTGTAATCCTCAGAACTAATGTCTACATTGTGGAAGAGCATAAGGGCCTGAATGAACTGCTCTACACCGTCCAGACGGTTAGACTCTACCGTATTGATAGCGTCCAAAAGAGGAAGCACGATCTCGAATGCACCCAGACGAGAGTTATTCGCCGGATATTCGATAATGGGAATACCCAAAATCTGCTCTTCACTTCTCCGAATATCCCAGGTATTCGTGATCTCGAAAAAGTGATTATGGGTGTAGCAACTGAACAGGAGAGTGCCATCTTCCAGCAGAACATATTTCACACCCATCTTGGCCGGATTTCCCAGGGAGGTGCTATACACCACAAAGGAATACCGGGGGTCAAGGGTGAAAATCTCTGCGGGGCACTCGTCCTCTTCCACATTGGCCTCCCCATCAGGGAGAACCATACGGTAAGAAGTACCGGCAATATGCGACCAGTCAGCCAACTCCTTATCCTTAGCCGCTTTATCCTCAGAGAGCATATAATCGTTCAGTCTGGTCACGCTGTCGGTAACGGCTTTATCGTCACCACGGGCAACATACTGAACCGGTTCACCCATCAGATAGCCAACCTTGAAGGAAACAATTTCATTGGCCCGGTTCTCAACCACAGTGTTGTTGATTTCAGGCCGAACTTCTTTCCTCCGGTAAAGAATGGGCTGATCTCCCTTGTAATACCGGTAGAGATAGTCAATCTCGGCCCGGTTTTGAAGGTGAATGGTAAGTGCCTTTTGCAGAACACTCACGACATTCCCATCTATGATTTCCTCCACATCGGTATAAATCACTCTACGACCGCACAGAGGCTTCATTCCGCAAAGACACCTCCCCTCTACCTATTTCATCACTGTTCATTATATCGAATACTCCAATGCTTGTCAATGCCAAATCTTTTAGAATACCATTGGAGAGTACAAAAGTCAAAAATTTCTTTTACTTCTTCAAAGCTTCCTGCGGAGTAGAGCCACGGCGAATACGACTATACACAGTAGAATAGTTCAGATCAAGAATTTCACACCATTCTGTAAGAGAATGAATTACTCCATCTATTTCAATGTTTCGATTTGAAGTCCGATTTCTGGCTTGTCTTTTCTGGCTTATCCAAGTGCAATTTTCAGGACAATAATCGCCATTTACATCTCTCCGTTCAAGAGTGAGGGTTTCTTTATACCCTGACGCTAAAGCCCAATCCCGAAAAGGTTCATACTGTTCCCACTCAGCGCACACTTTAATTCCTCTTCCGCCATAATGTGGGTAATTTTTAGCCTTTGGGTTATTACACCTCTTCCGCATACCACACCAAATCTCGTAAAGACGAGTCCCTGCCTCTCCATGCTTTAGGTGCATTTTTCGGAAGGTTTCACTTTTCCCGCAATGACAAGCCTTTTGCTTACCAGTGAGTAGCCGTTGCGGATAAACAATCGTAGTGTTCCCGCAATCACATTTGCATTCCCACAAATACCGTTTATTCTTGAACACAATTCCGGTAACAGTTAACTTATTTGCCCTATAACCAATCCACTTAGGGTCATTTGCCTTTATATTACCCATTTTATCACCCTACTTTCAGTATAACATAATTTGAGGACAATAACAAGGTATTATTCAACAAGGACGCTTAAAAACTTCGATCTTTGACCCTACCAGCATACGCAGTTCATTTTCAGCCAAACTTAAAACATCAGGAGCGTCATCATGCGGAACTTTACCGGAACGAGTGTAGGTTGTAACTTCTTTCATAAACGCCCAATATTGCCCTCCACGCTGATAAGTGGAAGGGTCTTTGAAATAGAAGTGCTTTTTAATTCCGTCTGACGCAAACTCGATCCGGGTCTGCTTGTTAGAGATTGTTCGCTTTGTTCGGATAGACACTAACCCTCCCAAAGACTTCACAAGTGCGTCTACATCTCGACTATAATAAGCCCCGGCATTGTTACTTTCAAAAACTGCTGTACTAACCTTGTGTTCAACCAGTTTCTTTGCACACTGAGGTTTTGTCACCTCAGCAGGGGAGTCATCAAAAACAACATCCGCCACAAAAACATCTTCCCCGTACAATTTCAAAATAACCATGGCGGTGCTGTCGCTTCCACTCTCGGCGGTATCACAAACTGCAATCACCGTGTCCGGCTCTCGATCAGGGGGCAACTCAAAGAAGTAGTTCAGTTCATCTTTGTTGAACAGAAGACCCTTGGCCTCAAAAGGCTGTTGCTGGAACTCACTCTCAAACTGCTCCGCAGACAGAAGTTCTCTCTGCTCCCGGAAATAAGCCGTGGTGAACACCTTCTGTCCCTCACGCTCATACTCATAATTGCTTTCGTCAGTGATCGGGTCAAGAGCCGGTATTTCAATAGCCCTCCACGACCAACCTTCTCTCTGGGCGTGTTCCTGAATGCGACCAATGGGGTCATAGATGGAGTACCGGGTGCCGGTAAAGACCATAGGTGTACCCTCAATAGCACGACCCATAATATCACCGGAGATCACTTCCCATTTATCATCGAGCCTCTGACGGTTCTTTGCCTCTTCACGCCCTTCCACACAGTCATCAAGATAGAGAACATTGGTGGCTTCGGACAAACCTACCTGTCGAGCGTCAATAGAGCGGCACATAATAGTAGGGAACCGGGACTTGGATTTCAGATTGATAATCTTGGTGTCTGCGCCCGTCTGCACCAATCGGGACTCCGGGAACACATCATAGAACAGATACTCATTGGGAGTAGTCAGGTATTCCAGACACCCATTATAGAAGCTCTTTACAAGGTCATCTCCTGTTCCTTCCATCAAGGTTGACCGGTCAGGGTACTTTCCAGAGAGCATATTAACAAAATTGATACCAGTTTGTGACTTACCGGCTCTTTTCGGCATGGATATTGTCAAAAGACGCAGTTTTCCGTCAAGTACATCTTGGAAGCCTTGCACCATGGGTTTCAGGTAGTGCCGTCTGGGGGCGTAGAACCGTTTCTCCGGTTTCCGGTCAAGCTCGATGTAGGTCATGAAAGCGTCAAATTTATAGGGAGCGTCAAATAGAAGACTTTTCCGCCACGCCTCATAGAACTTATCTGCCTCTTTCGGGGAAACAAGGTGTAGTTGTCTGGCACAGAGCCTCCGCAGCTCACCATTCAGTTCATGTGCGCTCTGAAAATCCTCTTCCTCCCACTGACGGCACAGAGATAACAGGTCAACATAGGCCGTGTGGTCATCCGGCTTGTTTTCGATATATCTCTGAATGCCATCTGCGATCTTACGATAATCCATAGAACATCACCTCAAATCGCTCCTGCCGCTCGAAATGCCGCATAAATCTTGGGAGCCTGACAAGCAAACCAATCTACCATTTCCTCGTTCTGCGCCCACTCGCTATTCTCAGCCAATCCGCTTTCAAACAAAAAAGCGTAAACAATCTCATGCCGGATATTTTTCTTCTCCTGTATTTCCAACCGGCCCTTTTCTCCCTGCTGGCCTCTCTTGTAATTCTCCACCACGATTTCTTTCGTAGTTTCGTCACAAAAGCCGTCACACCCTTCAAGCCTCGGCTCGGCCTGTTCAGTGACAAGATTGACTGTGTACTCTGTTCCCAAAATATTTACTACCATAATGACCTCCAAAAAAAATAAGGGCTACCGGATTTCTCCGATAGCCCGTAGTGGCTGTTACTCTTCCCTGTTGAAAGAGCCTTACATATTTTCAAAAAACAAGGGAGTGTGGTCAAATTCCTCTGCTATGATCTTGTCCACATCAAGTATCATCTGCCGAGTATTGGTGCAACCCCGGCTCGTATCGTTCTTCGCAGCTACGACCTTTTTGACCCACTCATTCAATCTATCTTCCAACATAAAATACCTCCTATGAATTACTTCGCAGACTCCATATAGGCTTCTTGGATTTTAGCCGCCTCTGCCAAATACACCTCTTGCAGTTTGCTACCCCATTCTTGATATTCCTCGCTTGTACCATCACCGGAATGCAGATAGATATTCGCCATCTCCTGTGTACCCTCCATAGAAATCTCAGCGAGAGAGGACACCTTCTCATTACAGATCGTGGCAAGCCCTTCAAGACCACCGGTATTCTCCGCAGCTTCCGCATTATATTCCTCAATCAAACCGGGAGTGGCCTCTTGAAGTTTCACAGTGTAAGCGTCCAAAATCTCCTGATAAGAAGTATATCCTGTTTCTTCTTCAACCGGCTCTTCATCTACCACCGACTCTACCGGTTCGCTCGACTGCTCAGGGGAAGAAGTATCATTCGTGGCCGGAGCGGAGGTATCACCACAAGCACACAAGGAAACGATCATAAGTAATGCCAACAGGAAACTCAATGTCTTTTTCATATTCAACCTACCTTTCTCACTCGATTATACCATGTGGGACGGCTGATACCGAGTTGACGGCAAGCGTCATTCACGGTAATCAGCCTTTCTTTCTGTTGCCGGACAAGAGCCAGGAACACTTCATTGTCTACCGGACAGGCGGGACGGCCAAATCCTCTACCGGTCTTACCAGACACCTTTCGGCCATTCACCACCGGCATTGCAGCTATACCCTCGGCCTGACGCTTCCTGATCTTCTTCCGCTCCTGCTCCGCCATGGCTCCCATGACTTCAATCAGGATATTGTTGACCATCTCACCAATCCACTCCTGACCATGGAAGTCAATCAGAGTGGTAGGAACATCAAACACACGGACGATAACACCATGTTCCTTGAACCACTCCAACTCAGCCTTGATCTCGGCCTTGTTCCGACCAAAGCGGTCTAATTCCTCCACCAGAATTTCATCTCCGGGAACCAGAACGGCCTTTAACTCTAAGTAATGCTCCCGGTTGAAATTCTTTCCGCTCTGCTTGTCTGTGTAGATACGGTCATCAGAAAGGGAAGGGTCAAACTTTTTCAGTGCCGCTATCTGACGGGCAAGGTTCTGATCTCTGGCCGATACTCTACCATATCCGTACCTCATGACTCCTTCTCGCTTTCTGAGCCAAGCAGAGCATTCAGATCATACTTGGGGTCTTCCTTCTGGTCAATCACAATCTGGTCGGCTCTGCGGACACCGGGCTTCCTCTCCTGAATGACAATCTCATAGCCCAGGGCAGAGAGCATTTCCACGGCACTGTTGAAGGACAGGTTTGTACTTCTCAGACGGGAACTGATTTCATTACCACGCTCTTTCCCGAGAGCCTTTGCCATGGTCAGAAGGGAAACATTCTTGGTCTTCATCAGTTCTCGAATGGCCTTGTTGATATACATGGTGTTCACCTCTTTCTGTGATGACTACATTCTACACTGAATTTATTTTGTTGTCAATAGAAAGTTAAAAATATTTTGTTACTGAATATATTTGAGTGTAAATATGTTTTGCGCCTTTTTGTATTTTTGAGATTTTTGAAAGTGGGTTACCTGATAAAAGGCTTTTTGTTTTTGTGGGAATTTTCGGCACTCACCCCGCCTCGGCCCCCGGCCATATATCCCCCGGCCCCCTGGTATCCTGGTAAAAGCCCCATATAATGCAAATCACATAAAATTAGGATAGCAGCTAACAGCGAAAAAAAAAGAGAATAGGCATATAAGGCCATACATTTCCCTACACGCCTATTTCGTCTTTGCCTATGTTCCTATACTGCTATGCTATTAAACGCCCTATACAGGCCATTATAGAGCCATATAATAAGGCATAAAAAGAGGGCCAGCGGATAACCCGCCAGCCCTTCAATTATTTATTCTTTTTCACGCAATCAAATAAGATCATGAGAGGAAAAAGCAATACCGCAATAAATACCATACCAGACAACCCCGTTTAACTAATAGTGAATCGCTTGCAAGAAACTGTTTTCATAAACTGCTGCACAAGCTCGGGAAAACGAGCTTTAATGGCGGTAGTATCCAGGCGGGACGATTGAACGGTTTTATAGCTAACCTTGTATTTTCCGGCAATGACCGTTTCATGATCTCCCATAGCTGCCTTTATTTTGTCGCTGAGAGCTTCCATTTCGGCGGTGATTTCTTCTCGCATTCTCAGCAATTCCCGATACTCCCGGCAATCTTTCTCAATGAGCTGCTTATAATCCATCATCTTTTCATGTCCTCCACTTCTTTCATAACCTGGGATTGAATGGCCTTATAAATATCAGTGCTTTCCTTGTCAAGCCGAACCGGAAGTATAAAAGCCGTCATTGCGTCATCAAATCCATATTGAAACATAATACCAGTGTTTTCCCCTTTAATCCTGGGAGAGATACCCCGGAAGGGCGGTAAAAACCTCTCATCAATCATGCAATAGGTTTTTTCATTGGTAATGACTTTTGCAAAGCCGGGTTCTTTACAGCCGCCACGCTTGCAAGCGCAGCTCCATTTGGAAATATAGGCGGGTTCATATTCGAGCGGCTTAAAGCCAAAAAAGATCTTTTCCAAATTCTGAGCCGGTTTATCCTCGCTGGGCAGATCATCAAAAGACAAATCAAAAGCCCTGGCAACCTGGGAAAGCGTGGTATCCTTGAAGCGGATAATCATATACGCATCACAGAAATAGCTATCACCGTCTTTTTCGGCCCAATAGCAACGGTTTTTCATCTGCACATTGTTTTTCTTGCTATCCTTGTAAAAACGCTTAAAGGCGGGAACATCGATACCCATAAAATCACGAATTGCCATTTTAATAACCTCCATCAAAAGAAATAAAATAAATTAGAACTTCTGGCAGTAATTGCGTAATAATTGCCACTTTCCCGGCCCTGGAGCAATCCACCATTCAGGCCATACACGCCGGAACTATAACCGATCTTTTCTACCGGCTCTTTAATGCTTTTCGGGTCAGCTTCGGTTATGTTTACAGCCATTCCCAGCCGCACAAGCTCCCGAAGCTCTCGTAAGGTGTATTTTTTCATCGTCCTGCTGCCCCCTTTACTAATTCTTGATAAATCAAGTGAGTTAAAAGCCGTTCGGCTTGCGCTTCGGTATATTGCGCCCGTTCCCGCTCCGATTGCTCCAAAATGTCTCCCAGGTCAGCCACGGCAGAGCGGTTATAATAATAGCAAGTATCAAGGATAGACGGTAAACCCTGGCACCAGTCAATAAATACGGCTTCATTGGTATAGCCTTTTGCGGCCTGGTATTCCGGGGAATACTGTTTTTCTCTCATGTGAGTATCAAGGATGAAGCGAGCCACATTTTCAAAAGTGCAAGGGCCGGTAAAATCATAACCGCACGAGTCGAAATGATCTAAAATGTATTGCCGGATATTCTGCCGGGCTTCTTTCGTTGTCGTTTTCATGGTATAAAACCTCTTTTCTTTATATATTCCGCTCCATTTTACCGGCGTGGCCTTGATACGCCGAAATGCGTATTTCTCCGGCCTTGCGGGGAAATGTGCGGGGGTTCAATTTTCAAGGTACAATGCACTGAATTTCTTTTGTGTCTTCAATATACACTGAATAAATTCAGTTGTCAACCCTTAAACACAAATTTTTTTCAGTGCTTTTTCTGCCATTTTCCCGGTGTATGGAAAAGTGTACTTTTTCAGACATACCAGAGGCGGACGGCTCCGGCCCATCTGCCAGGAAGCCTCCTGCCTGATCTGGGTATAAGAAACCGCCGAACCTCCTATCACGGGAGATCGGCGGTTCTTTCATAGTCGATAGTCGCTGGTCGTTTTCAAAGTCGCTTGGCTCATAGTCGATAGTCGCTGGCGATAGTCGGAAAGTCGCTCACTCTTCCGAGTCATAGTCGCTGGCCGCAGCTTCGATATATTTCTGCTGTAACTCTTCCGCAGAAGCGGCCTCCCCAAGTTGATTGTTCGGGGTAAGAACAACCTCCTGTTTATCCTGATAGCCAAAGTGATTTTTCATCAGGAAGATAGCGGCCACCGGATTGATCTTCCCGTTTTGAGCGTAATCTTCCATCTGAGCGTTCAAAAATTGGTACGCCTTTTTTATAAAGTTACGGCTTTCATTGGGGAGATAGGCACTATCTACACCATTGGCCCAAGCCCAGATAGTTTTTCTATCCACTCCAAAGGCTAATGCTAACCCTGCTACACTTGGCTTCATATCATCCTCAGAACAGATTTGCAGATACATACCTATCCGCTCTTTCACCTGTTCAGGTTCCTTCATATCCACAGAGGGCCAATCCCACATTCTTAGGGAATGTTGAAGATACTTCCGATTGTCACCCGGCTCAGTATGGACACTCATAGCCTCAGTCCGATCAGGACGCTTATTCCCACCAGTACCCTTCGGACGGCCACGGCCCCGAGAGGGAGTCGGTAAATCTACCACTTTATCACTCATAGTCGTTCTCCTTCCACTAATTATTTTCAGTTATCCTTAGTGAGTTTAGTGAATAATTTAGGCTTTTTGCAGTAAAGTCCTCTATATATCACTCTCTATAAGGGGGTTTATACAAGAATTTATAAAAATAGGGGGTAAAAACTGCTTCAAACCCTTGCGCCACAAGGCTTTCCGGTAGTGGAGAGTTTATCACCAAATTCTTCACCAAACCTCACCAGAAAAATATATTTAGTTGATTACACAAAATATATTTGACTACGCCGGGTACAATACCACCGATGACGCTCCATCTTTTTCTAACCACTGAAAATAAACCATCTTGTCTACTCGGCAAGCGTCCTCAATAGGGTTATCATTCTGGCACATAACCATTTCCACTTGTGCGTCTTCGGGCACCGTACTCAACTTGGCTCTCAATTCCTTAACAGTCATTCCGTTTCCTTCCAATTACAAAGTATCTTCCCTCGGAACTTTCTCGCTCTCCCGAGTAATCCTCACAGACCCTCAGCCTGTTCACCACAGTTTGGACAAGACATACCGGCTATATCTTCCAACCTCTTAGGAAAACTCTTACCCTCTTGAACAAAGAGCTGGTGGCCGCATTTCCGGCATTCAAACACCGTCATCATGACTATCTTTCCTCCCACTTTCACAATACTCTCTCGCTCTCTTGCAAAGTCGATCAGTGTCTACGGCGTACCCATCAGGCGCAACTTGGCAAGCTGCACACTCTTCATTACAGGTCAGGCAAGGGCACTCTCCCGAGTAATGTCCGCATTCCTCAAACAGCATAGTCAAGGCTCCTTCTTCAAACCGAACATATCAATCAGTTCATTCATGAACATCTCTGCACACTCTTCATTCCTGAAAGTTGCATAGGCGGTAACGCTGTTGCCCTTCTCAACGCAGAGTCGGGGACGCTTCACATCAGGGAAGGTATAGACCCCGATTTTGGTATCTCCCTTAAAAATCACCAGACCCATGCGGTACACCTTCTTTCTCACACCGGAGGGAGATCATCTTCTCCCTGACCAATTTATCCACTACCCGGCCAACCTCATAGTAACCGGACATAGCTGCGAGGCGGTCTAAGTTCTTCGCCGTTTGTGCTGTTACCAGCAAGGACACCCGGCGCATATTCTTTTTGTTCATGTCAAACAGTTCCTTTCATACGAATATCCCTGTAAGAAGGGTAGCCATTATAAACGGTCTTTCCTCCGTGCCATTCTGGGTGTGCCTCCATGTCAGCATTAAACCGCTTTGCGCTACACACAAAATAGCCGTTAGACTTACACCAAATTTTATAAGCGTCATAGAGTGCCTTGGCTCTTGTGTAAGCACCTCCGGCCTTTTCACACTTTTCCTCCAAAAACTGTAACACCATATCATTGTCCTTCTCATACTGCTTGACCACCTGACGCATAGCCGGGGACATTTTCAGGCCGAACCGCTTGTACTTGAAGTACCCTGCGACCAGCCAAGCGAAAATGCCCTGCATAGCTTCCTGTGTCTGGAACTCGTTTTTCAGGTTCTTGTCCTGCTCCGCTTCGGTGAAGTGGCG